CACTGCGAAAAAACTTGATGCTAGGCTTGCTAGGATTAAAGGAAAGATCGCTACCATTCGCATACATGGGAATACGGACGCCGAATACAACTTCAAGTACGACATGTACGACGATTGTGTAAAAGCTGTCGGTAACGCCATAGAAACTGGTTATGTTGCTGGCGGTGGGTCTACCTACAGATATTTGGCCACAAAAACAGGCATAGATATTCTAAAACTTGTGTTGTTGTCACCGATGACAAAACTGCTACAAAATTATGGCTGTTCTACCGAAGAAGTGGAGCGTATCGTTGACGACTCCTTGAACGACCCATATGGCACAGGAATTGATTTGAACCGATTCGAAAATGGGAAAGTCGATTTGAATGCAGAAGGATTGATAGAGCCAGCTGGTCTTGTTTCCACCTGTATAGACAATGCATGCTCCATAGCAAGCTTGTTATTTAATACGGAAGCTGGAATCACCGTTGTGCGATCATTGATACTGTAATATATAGTGTTTCACCCTAAAAAATAAAGAATTATGTTGCTGGACAAGCGTGTAGCGTTTAAACCTAACGAGTATGATGTGTTTTACAAACTTGGTAAACTGGTAGTAAAAACACATTGGCACGATGAACTCATGGATTTCATCACAGACAAACAACAATTCCACAATGAACTTACAGAAACAGAGAGGTATATAATTGGAACTATCCTGAAAACCTTTGCACAAACTGAGACTGTTGTTATGGATGAATTTTGGGGACATGTCCACAACTTCATACCGAAGCCAGAGTTTAAGGTGATGGCTTACACGTTCGCTGAGAACGAATGCAGACATGCTGAAGCCTATGATCGCTTAAGCACAGAACTTGGGCTGTCTGACTACCACAGCTTTTTAGAGGACGAGGTGGCGAAAGAAAGGTTGGAGAACCTAACAAAGATCAAGATTGAAAACGGCGAAAATCCAAACATAGTCGATTTGGCCAGAACGTTCGCCATCTTTGGTGGAGGGTGTGAAAACGTTGCTCTTTTTGCTCAGTTTGCCATCATGCTATCTTTCTCACAAAGAGGCTTATTGTCTGATTTGGGTACAGTGATCGCATGGTCACAAAAAGACGAAACCCTACATGCCATATCAGCCATGACCACGTTCAACATTTTGTTGGAGGAGTATCCAGACAAAGTTACCAGAGAAGAGATAAAAGACGACATCTTGGATGGTTTACTTACCACATACAGGATAGAGGTAGACTTGGTGAAACAAATCTTTGCGAAAGGTTCTTTGCCGAACATAGATGAGGAAAGCGTAGTGGAAATGATGAAAGATAGGGTGAACCAGTCTTTAACATTCATGAAGTTCGAACCACATTTCGAAGTCAACAAGGAGATAATCAAGAAATTAGACTGGTTTGTTTCTGAAAGTTTTGGTCTGGAAATGACAGATTTCTTTTGGTCAAAACCAGTAGAATATACTATGGGTGAAACACAATATAACGCAAGCAGTTTATTTTAACACATGAGCACAATCGAAGAAAAAATCAAAAAATGGGTGTCTGGGATTGATTATCCATCATACATGACTGTAGAGTCTTTAACAATGTTGGGTGGAGGATACCTAATTGGAGACGAGACACCAGCAAGCGCCATAAGTAGGGCAGCAAAAACAGCAGAAAAACGATTGTTAGACCTAGCAAAGAAAAACAAAACAGATTTTAGCGATCTACCAACTCCCCTATCAGAAAAATTTGTGGAGATAATCTGGAAAAACTCTTTCTGTTTGTCAACACCGATGTGGGCAAACATGGGAGATGATAGAGGTTTGCCCATCAGCTGTTATGGTTCACACATAGCTGATTCAATTCCAGACATCGCTTTGGCCTATGCAGAAGTGATGACCATGTCCGCTCTTGGTGGTGGTACAAGTGGTACATTTAGTGAAATCAGAGGAAAAGGTGCGCCGATCACAAACAAAGGTGTTTCGAAAGGTTCTGCGTTCTTTGCCACGATGTTTGACAAGATGATCGGTGAGATCGACCAAGGAAACATCAGAAAAGGTGCTTTTGCTGGTTTTATGAGCATAGAACACCCAGATTTTCCAGCATTTATAGAGTTTAGGAAGCACGAATCCCCAGTTCAAAGAATGTTAACTGGTGTAATTGTCCCAGATTCTTTTGTGGAGAAAGTGAAAAACAGAGAGCAAGGCGCATTGGAAAGATGGGCTAAACTGTTGGAGGCTAGGTCTCACATCGGTCTACCATACATTTTTTTTGTTGATAACGCCAACAATTCCAAACCAGAGTGTTACGAAAACGACCTGATAGAGTTCACAAATTTGTGCACGGAAATAATGTTGCCAACCAACATTAGGGAGTCTTTCGTTTGTTGTGTCGCATCCATGAACGCCATGAGATATGATGACTGGAAAGACAACGATGATGTTTTCTATGGCATTTTGTTTATGGAGGCAGTTATGGAGGACTTCATACAAAAACTTGAGTCGAGCGATGAAAGCACAAGGATAGCGATGAGACGAGCATTGGCTTTTGCTAAGAATCACAGAGCATTAGGTATGGGTCTTCTTGGATACCATTCATACCTTCAGAGCAAAATGCACCCTTTCTCAAGTGCTGAGGCATCAATGTTAAATGGGCAGATATTTGCCACACTAAAAAAGAAAAGCGAGGAAGCTTCTAAATATTTGGCGACCAAATTTGGTGAAGTTGAGAAGACGAAAGGCACTGGTAGAAGACACACAACATTACTAGCAGTAGCACCGACAACATCAAATGCTTCTATTTCTGGCGGCTGGTCGGCTGGAATTGAACCATTGGCGTCAAACTACTATGTGGTGAAATTAGCAAAAGGTAAATTTGTTAGAAAGAACCAATTGTTGGAGGACAAACTTGAAGAAATTGGATACTTTGAAAAAGAGAGCAAAGATGTTTTCTGGGACAGAGTGATGAGAAAAGGTGGTTCTATACAAGACGAGGACTTACCACAGGACATTTTGTCTGTCTTCAAGACCTTCTCTGAGATCAACCAATATGACATAATCAGACAAGCCGCCATCAGACAGGTTCACATCGATCAAGGGCAAAGCTTGAACCTAAGCATACCACCAAACACAGCCCCAAGAGACGTAAATGCTTTGGTTTTGGAGGCTCATTCTTTAGGAATTAAAGCACTGTATTACCAAAGAAGTCACAACATCTTGAGGGAGGCGATAAACACCATGAACGCCGAAGGTGATTGTGAAGCATGTTCAGGATAACAAAAACCAAAATAGTTATGTTAATTAAAGTCGCATGCAACAAAAGAGGGTTGCTAAAGAGAAAGATCGACACACATGTTGTGTCGATCGTTGGTGACAAAGTCACAGTAGTCGAATCGTCGATCGGGGTGTCCCCAAAAGAGGTTATTGACAATCACGCAGACATGAGGCTATTATCCTTTGTGGATGGTATCCAAAGTTCAAAGCACTGGGAAGAGCCTAGAAAGTCTGGAAGAACAACAAGGATTATCGACATGGCCGTACAAGAGTTGTTCTTGAGGAGATCATTAGATATGGTTGAGTTCCTAAAAGAATGTGACATGGTTGACAACACAGCTGAAATCAGTGTGTTCACAAAACTAGTCAAAAGACTGAAATCGGAACACAATTCTCAGTACAGAAGAATGTCCATAGACACACAAAAACTAACCATTCAAATATCTTAACCAATGTCAGGACTTACTAGCAGAGAAGAAGAGGAAATAAAAGATTATGAAAGAAATGTCATAAGCATGCCTCCAAAAATAAATCTGGCTAGTGCAGAAGACGTTGATGAGATATATGATTTTGAAGATGTTGCTAAGGCGGGGGTGCTACGAGACTGTTTTTTCGAGAACAGGATATATGTAGCACCCCAGTTTAGGAACTGTTTGTCAAACGCAACCGACAAAAACTACAAGTGCAATGACACTGTGACACACAAGGCCAAGGAATATAGGGTCATATGTGTGGTGGGTAATGTGGTTGTCATGAGGAACTCAAAATCTGTCATATCCGCTGACATATCAGACGTCCATCTAAAGATAAAACAGATAGATGGAAATTCTATAACCTACATGTACAAACTCTTGTTCAGTAGGATTTCATCCAGAGAGTTCGACACTTTTGCCTATTTTAAGGCGTTTGTTTCCGTTTTTGGTATAGACAGTTCTGAGTTATTCGTTTCTCTAGATGACGCTTCAAAGGCTGTCATCATCAGAGGTATGAAGGAGTCGTGACATGACAGAGTGACAGTCGTGACATGACAGAAATACCTTTCTTGTTTTTGGCACGATTTTTGAGGAAACCATGGAAACTTAAGAAAGTTATGGAAACAAACAAGACATTTAATGAGATAGCTAAAAGCTACTATGAAGAAAGAACTTCTAAAAATTTTGACACAATCTACCTAGAACTTCGCCGAATAGGCACTATTGCAAGACGAGGTCTAACTGTGGATGATGATGACTATGAATCTATCACCACAGACATAGCTATGAAAATCATGAACGACTTTGATAAGCTGTACAGCGAACAGAAATCATTGTTCTCATACTGTTTAAAGGCCTTCAAGTCAAAGTATTACTCCCTTTTGAAGAAATACAACAAATTTGTTAGAGAATCTAGCATGATCAGACCAGACGAAGACTCCAATTCAATCTTTGAAGTATTGGTTGCTAGAGAGAATGAATACTTCGAGTCAGAAGATCAAGATGAAGAAGAAATTTTGTACCAGTCACCAAAACTTCAAACGAAACTTTTCTTCGAGTTAGTAGAAGAGGTTTACACAGACGAAATAGATTTGATGAAAGACATCTTCACTTTCAGACGAGAAGACGAGGTTGGAAATGCATCGATCTGGGTTTCACCAGAGGAACTTGCTAAGAAGTACAACATGAACAACCGCACCACTATTTCTGCTAAGAGAACAAGAGCCATTCAAAAGATAGCACCCATGTTAGCTGAACAAGTGGAGTTATCAAAAGCTATGGACGGTTGTTCTGCTAAAGGTTCTGCAAAAATCGGCAACAAAACTGTAACTTTTGTAGATAATGTTGTGGTTGAAGTCAGTTCTGTTGACAAAGATGGAAACGTAACCACAAAGACGAAAGAAAAAGACGGTTGGTTGGTGCAGACAAAAAATAAAAAAGGCGTTCTGTTGGTAGAAGGTATGAAAAACCTTGAAGACAAGCGCATTGGAACTTGGGTGGAATACCATGAGAATGGAAAAGTTAGTGCAAAAGTCAACTATGATTATGACATGCGCTTCATGACCTTTGACACTTTCGGAAATGGTATAGAAATGGGGAAATTGAGATGAATTACGACAGCTTTTACGACAGCGTCAAGTCTATCGGTGACTTGACGTTTGGTCATCAAAACGGAGACCATATGATTATGATGCCATTTGTGGCTGACATCAAAAAAGTCCACCTATTGGTGGAAAGAGAAGAAGTTTTTATGGAGGGGACACATCTAGAAGTAGAGGGCAAGTCCATTTTGGTCTTTGATGAACCTTTTGTTGATCTTCCGTTTACAAAGAACTTAAAAACCTTGTTTGGTGCTTTATTGGTGCAAACCAGCCCCACCACTGGGAGATTGAGCATATCAAAAATAGGGTGTCCAGTTTTAGACACACCACCAGATGCTAAGGAGCACATATTAAACTTTCTCGAAGAGGCGAAACAAGAATTGGAGAAGCGAACAATCGACCTCATCATAAAAACCAGTGGACATATGGATGTGTCTTTCACAGACACTATGACGTACCTAAACGACGGAATAACTTATTTTGGCAAAATATTTTTGGTGAAGGAGGTTATGAAGACGCTGGAACTATCAAGATCACTTCTGGTGGACAACATGTGCAACAAGGCTGATCTGGAATCGTTTTTCAACAGATTTATAGAAGCTGTTGAAGTATATTACACAGCATTATCAACGGCCAATTTGGCACAAATAAACAAAAATGGTAGTTAATTACAACGGATTGAAAGAACTTCAGAACAAATTGCGTTCTGCGGTTAATGTTAAAAGCACTAGTGTCGCATTAGTTGTCAGAAAAAACCTCATGGCTGTTGAGGAGAAACTCAACAACATCAGCATGGAAATTGAAGAAAAACAGCTTGTTTTGCTGGAAAAGCATGCTGCTGAAAGAAGCGAAATTGATGTGGTCAATGAGAAGATGGACGCTTTGCATAATGCCCTAAGAGACAAGTCAGGACAGGTCAATGAGGAGACGTTCAACAACAGCATGGAGGCAATTTTGGCCGCTCACCCATCTGTTAGACCATTCTTCGACGAGAATAAAGAATTGATCGATGGAATCTTGAACTCTGAGATGATCTTGGACGACATGGACAAATTCACGGTGGGGTCTTTGCCAGACAACTTGAGTGTAAACGACCTTTTTGTTTTAGGATTCCTGATAGAAGACCTAGACTAAAAGACAGTAAAGATAACTTGGTTGGGGTGGCTGAAATGTCACCCCAATCTGTATAAAGACATGTCATTGTGTCAGTTTGTCATGTCAGTTTGTCATGCCCAACTAGTTTCTGATGCTCTAGGAAAATTTGGCACGGTCTTTGAAAATTGTTTATGAATAATTAAAAGAAACATGGAAACATTTAAAGTCGACGATTACAACAAAGCCTTTTTCGAAGAGATGAAGCATTTGGGCTGTTCTCTTGATGTCGAAGGTAGAGAATTTGCCATCCCAGATAATAAGAAACCAAATTTCTCAGAGGTGAAAAACTTCTATTTTGGTGAAGCTAAAAACTTGACACCGTTTCAGAAAAAGTTTAAAACTTATCTTGAAAGCAACTTACCTTATGACATAATCATCAAAAAGACAGACAAAGGTATGTTCTTGGTTGATGAGAACGACTTGATCGACAAAAAAGACTTGATCAGTCTGTTGGGTAAAATAGGCGCAAAAGTAACTAGAACTATGAATAAAAAAAGACACCTTTTAAACACAGAAGGGTGCGTAGGTAAACTAAAATAATAAACTAAAAAATAACAAACATGAAAACACAAACACAAAACATCGCATTGAAAGCTGGGCAAGTATTCCAAACAGCATCTGACAACACTTTTTTAAAAGTTATTAAGAAACATGGCACTGGTTTTATCGTGCTGGTTATCGACAACGACAACGAAGTCGAATATGAAGTTTTCGCCATGAAGAAAGACATCATCGAATTTGGAGAAGTTGACCCGAAATCTTTGGACAAATCCAAAGTGCGAACAAAGATAAACAAAACAGAAATCCTCATTTTGTCTCAGATCAGAAAGATGGAGAAAAAATCTGACGACGGGCAAATCGAGTCTAGTGGAATAGCTGTTGATGGATTGAACAAGTTTCAGGTTGCTGGACACATTTCCATTTTGGATAAAAAAGGTTTAATTTCTTTGGACAAAAAATCCAGTAAAAAGAAAATGATCAGCGAATCGGCTTTCTCAAAGTCCATCTTTGATAGAGTTTAAAGACGACAAATCCTCAAAAGTCCAGCCGTTCTTGCGAATTGCTGGACTTTTCATATAAATACATATTGTAAAAGAAAGAGGATGTCCCAGCAATATCTACAAAAGAAAGACATACAAGGCCAAAACTTGTTGAACAAGGCCAAAACTTACATGTCTGACAAATTTGGTCAAATCGCCCAAATGTTCAGTTATTCGACTGGTTATGGCCAAATACAGCTGAACATATCGAATCATTCAAAACTAGTTTTCTACTACATAAAGGATTCTATTAATGAGATGTCTTTTAAAACGGCTAGAAGAAAGGATTCTATTTATGGGATGGCTCAATTGAACGGCCATAACGCTCATAGAGGATTTGGAGCAACTGGGACAATAACCGTTTCTTTGAAGTCAGATGGCCTATTAAACCAAGGTGTTTCTGGGGGTCTGATATACGTTCCCAATTTTACCAGACTCAGGTGCGCAGACAACGGCCTTTTGTATTACTTAAATCTGGGGCAAGAATATATTGAGATCACTGGAAACACAGCCCATTCGTTCACGGCAAACATACTACAAGGTGTTGTTAGAAGTGATACCTTTACTGGTGACGGGACTGATAATCAAACTTATTCCGTTACCTTCAACAACCTCATGGTTGACATGAACCACATCAAAGTTGAGGTAAACGGAAATCCATGCAAGGTCGTGTCTACCTTCTCTGAATTTGAGTATGGAAAGTTGTGTTGTATAGTTAGGACTGGTTTAACGGCTGGAATAGACCTTATCTTTGGTAAAAAGATATATTCAACCATACCAGAGGGCGGTGAGGAAATCAGGGTTTATTATCCAGTGATAGCTGGAAAACTTGGTAACGTCAAAGCACCAATATTCTCGTTCATAGACCCGTTCTACAACCAGAATGGTAACGCCATAGATGTCAATAAAACATATGACATAAAGGTCATAGAAAATCCAGACTTTGGTGCAGAAGCGGAGGACATAGAATTGACCAAGTTGATAGCACCAAACGTTAACAAGAACAGCATAATTTTTGATAAAAAAAGCTTAAAGTACACTATAGACAGAATGAACTTGTTTGGTAGTGTCAAAATTTTTAACGACACCCAAGCAAACGTTTTGGACACTTACATCTACCCAAGATTGGAGGATATGGTTGGGGTCGGCCAAGACTACTTCAACATGAACAGGAATGACATCGTGTTGTCTGATGTGACGAAAACGAGGTTGCTTGGGCTTATAAACTCACAGAGATCACAAAACATTGATGTTGTGATAAAAGACCCAGTGGTAAAAAGTTACTCGATGGTGGTAAAGGCTGATGTCTATAAGACTTCTGGGTCTGATCTCACGAAGATGAAAGAAGATATCAGGACTGTCATCTCCAACAGCATGCTGAAAATGAGGAGAACCAACAAGATACCAAAATCTGACATCGTGAAATTGGTGGATGACATGAACATCGTCGACTCAGTTGACGTCGAGTTTATTGTTGAAGATCAAAGCATGTTGGATTCCATAGGAAACATAATCGTCAAAAATAAAGAGATAGCTTTACCATCAAACAACTTTATAGATGGTAATGGCAACCAAGTGTTAAAGGCCATAGTTATTGACCTAACATATTCTGAGTAATGGAACTCCCTAGTGAGACACTAGCAAAAATCAAGAAGCACAGGTCTGATTCGTCCTTGAGGAACAGGAATCAGAAGTGGTTCAACGATTTCTATTTTGAGAGAGGAGTCCCGAAAAGTGCTTACATAGAAAACAACAGGAGGGAATTTGACTTCGTTGTTGGCCACATATACACCTTCTACTATTTCAATCCAAAATGGAAAGATGAACTTGAGTACTATAATGCAGTGCCTGTTGGGGTATTTATAGGATGGCACAAGTGTGGAAACCCGATGTTTCTAGGGCTACAGTTTATACCCCCAAAACAAAGAGCATTGGTACTGGACATGATAGTTAAATTCAACCAAAACAGGATTGAGGCCTCCAATAAGGTCATATTAAAGACTGGTGTTTCCTCTAGGATGTTGAGAACTTCTTACACTGATCTTAAAACCTATCTTAAAAAAAGCGGGTTTGAATACGCCATCAGAAGCTACATAATAACCAGAATAAAGATGAAGCCTTTGATAATAACCTTTTTAGACTGGTATAGACTACTTACCTTTTCTGGCCAGTTTATGAAAAAGAAAAACATCGCTTACATCTATTATGATTATAAGAAAAATCTGGACGCTTCATATAGAATCGGAAGGAAAGAACCAAAACTAAAAGATACATAAAACATGTTGAGCAATTCATTAGTAAAAGACTTCCAGATACGGCTTGGAAATTCCTTCATCTTAAAAGATGTTGAGGAAGAGTTCAAAGACTACTTTGATGTTGAGAATGGTTCATATTCAAAGATGATAGACTTTTTGAACAACACCATTATAGGAGCAACCGTCTTGGGTTTAGAAGCCCTATCTACTCAGGAACAACTATCGGGTAGAGGTACTAAAGTCAGAACTCACAATAGTTCTTTGCCATTGAGCAGAAAGAGAAGTAGAACCATAACTTTGACGTTCTCAAGCAAGAAGACATTTTTAAACTATATGATCTTGTATAGGAACATGGAGTCGTTTAATGATGGCGATAATGAGAACGCCAGAGATGGAGGTGCTTTCTATGACAACATATTTTTGGACATGTTGGATTCGGCTGGTAACATCGTTTATTCTTTTGTTTACCGTGAAATCCAGATAAACAAAATATCAGAAATAGGTTTGTCAAAAAACGACAGGTCGATTTCAGTGAATGAATTTTCTCTGGATATAACCTACAACCAACTCACATTCTCTTCACACTTGAACAAAAATAGGTCTGATCTCAACGACTCTTACAAACACAACTTTGAGAAATGATAGAAATAAAAGCGGATAGCATAAATGACCAAGACTACTCTCAAACAGACCTTGAGACATCTGACCCGATCGAAATCTACGCAGACCAGATAAAAATGGCTTTGGAGTCGGAACTTGGTTCTATCATGGGTGCTGACATAACCATGGATTTAGAGACATATGTCTTTGAGATGGATTTGGATCAATTGGAGTTGCAGACGAAAATACGGGACATAGTCTCCAATTTTTGTTCTTTTTATCCAATGTTCTCGACAGATATTAGTGTCATATTCACCAAAGGAGAAACAAGAGATATATGTCTCGTTTCCATACTCATAGACAATGTCAAGAAGATCAACGTGGTCATATCCTAGCTATCCTTTCAGCTTGCTTGCCAGCTAGGTCTTGAGCCATATAAAAAGATAAGTCTTCTCCAAGGTACAAATCTGAGTCGTCTGATATTAGAGCGATCTCGGCCTTGTGTAAAACATAGTAATTCCTGTTTTTTTTCTTGAAGGGGAAAGCACCAGCCATGTCACCAAAATGAACCATGTCACCTTTTTTTATTCCAGCTTCCTCCGCTTCCGCAGACAGAGCCTTGACAACTCCTCTATTTCTATATCTGGAATCGTTTACTTCGTTTATTATACCAACATCCGTTGTGTCGATCAAGATCAAGACGAGGTTCTCCATCATGATCACTTTTTCTGTGTCTATTACAAATTGCATATGTCAAGTTTACTACTGCTTAAAAACGCATCCAGACCATCTGTGGTGCGCATGCCTTTCTTGAAAAGATCGTTTATGTCTGTGCAAGAAGAATAAAAAGGGTTGAGTTTCTTAAATTTCGTCCATAGGAACACTCGTCTACCTTCTTTGAGGAGTTCGCTACCAATTTTGCGACCAGCCGTGTCATCATCTAGATAGTAATGGGCATCATCTATCTTTATTATAGACCCAGTCCCCCAAGACGCCAAAGAGTTTGGAAAATGATGAGAGTTCACAGAAGACTCAAAAATGTTTAGGTTGTTCCTAAGATCAACCCTGAGGATGTTGTACAACATGGAAATCCTTTTCACTTTATCTGCACCCTCTGGAACTTCTTGCTTCAATATTCTTTCGTAAATATCTTGGTAGCTAAAACTCAAAAATCTGGGTTTCGACTTGTCCTCCAATTTATACTTTCTTATCTGTAGACCTAAGACTTTTTCCGTTGTGGTCATATTAAAGAAGATAAGGTCTTTGTTCCTTGGATTTCCAGCAAGCCTAGTGTCGTAGATGTCTAGTTTTCTACTCTGAACATACTGCTTTATTTCTTGGTCTGCGAACACCTCCACCAGTCCCATTTTTTTCATCAGGACATCCCTTGGTACTAGTTTGTCTTTTATGTCATAAACATCGAAGATACTCATGGCCACATTGGATGATCTGTTTTGGCTAACAAATCCCTCAAGTGTGAACTCTTTGATGTAAACCGCAAGTTCTGAATCAAATTCCTCGAAGAAAGATTTAAGAGGCATCCATGGTTTGGGACACCCACCGTTCCAGCACTTGTATGTACTTGTGTTTAAGTAGATTATACCGCGTTTTTTTGAGGCTGTCCTTTCACTGTCCCCACAAAACGGGCATGCTATCCTTATCCTCTCACCACCATATTCTGGTTCTGGTTTCCTTTTTTCTGGGTGGTCGTGAACTTTTGTTAAGATCACTCTGAGTTCGTCCAAAATATTTTGTGAGTTTATCTCCTTTGAACTTTCCTCTTTAAAAAATAAATCAAATCCTATATCTTCCATACTTGTCCCATTTATACAAATTGGGTCGGTTAAAAAACCGACCCAACACAATGATGTTACTTGTTTTAAACTTCTTCACTAGTCAAACCAGTGGAGTCAGCCAAACCAGCTGGAAGATCATCACTAGTTCCGCTTTCAGCAGTTTCTGTCTTGGTTGTCTCAGGTAGGATGGTTTGTGGAGCGTCGCTGCTCAACAAATGCTCTTCACTGATTTCCATAGACGGTGCTTTTTCAGCAGACCCAGTGTTGATGTGGTTTCCATGAGTGTATGGACGACCATAAGTTTTTCGGAAAATTTCGCTGAAAATGTTGTCGTCACCAATGGTGATTCTAACAGATTCGATGATTCGATCTTCCAAGTCTTTGTCCCAAGGTTTAGGCAAGTAGTCTTCCAAAGCTGGCGAGTTCTCGATACAGTATTGGTAAATTTTCTTAGCATAAGCCTCTGATACAGCCACCTCTTCTTTCGTAGATTCTGGAACTACCATGACACTTTGATCTGGAACGAATTTCGACTTACTATAAGATGTCTGTTTTCTCATCTTTTTAGTAACTTTGTCCTCGAACTCTTCTTCTTCAACGTTGATGATGAAGTTCAATCCTGTGAATGGGTGAGAATAATTCACACCTTTTTGATTTGTGGCTTCGTCATCTTTAACGATGTCCTCGATTTTCTCGTTAATTTGGTTGGCGAAACGGAAGACCTTGATCTTACCTTCCAATTCTGGTTGTTGGATGTCTTTCACAATCTGTAAAAGGGTGAACCAATAACGCTTGCGGCTAAAATGTGCTTTAGCCAACGCCTCCAAACTGGGAACTTTAGTGTTCTTCAAATAAAAGAACGCATTGGTGATGATGTTGTCACGTTGACCCCAGTTCGACGTACAATCCACGGCAATGACCGAAGACTGGTTGTTCGGGTTCGGGATGAAATACATGAATTTCGAGAAGACATTCAATGTTTTCTCCTTCGTGTTTCTAGGATTTTTGATGAAGCGAACAACAGACCTGTACGCACCATTAACAACGTTCTCGTTTTTCAACGAAGTAACATAGACGTTGTCATCACCACCTTTGACATCAATGTCGTCT